TGCCATGTTAGGCTTCATGTGCGTCATACGACCTGTAACAGCTCCGTTAGTGATGACACGACCATGAACCCTTCCGTCCTTACCAAGAGCCTCTAGCCAGCTATCAATCTGTGCTATCCGCTTTTGCAACATCATGTACTCTGCTAAGGTTTTTGCTTCTGGGAAGTCGAGGCTTTCGAGCGTGGTTTCGTCGACGATGACCGACCCTTTTTCTGTAAACTTGTTAGGCTTCCACCCCTTTTCGGTGAGTCTTTCGGCAATTTGCTGCCGACTGCCGGGATTGAACGGCTCGATGATGTCTTTGAGGGGCTTACCACTGGTTTTGTGGGTTCTGCCACTGGTGACTTTATCAGGAAAGATTGCTGCCATTTCAATTTGAATAGCGTCCAACTTAGTTTTAAGTACAGATAGTAATTGTAAAGCTGCTGCTTCATTGAGCTTGAATCCGTTTCTTTCTTGTTCCGCAATGATGATTGCGACTTCGTGTTCAAGCGTAAAACTCTCTTTGGAATAATCATTTTGCATCTCCTTAGTTAAATGTTCATACAACTTCTTTGTTACTAATGTATCTTGAATACAATAACTATACAACAAAGGCAATACAGGTTCATCAAAAGCTAAATGACTTTGGTCAACCTTCTTACCTTTTTCATCATCAACAATTAAAGGCTTTCCTGTCATCCAAGACCAAATCTTTTTGTAAGGTGCTTTGTAATGTCCAAGACGATTGCCCCAAGCCTCTAACGAGTGTCCATCTTCAATACTCGGGTCAAACAAGCGAGCCAATACCAAAGTATCAACTACCTGTGACTTCTTTACAGTAATACCCCAAACTTTCTTCAATACTGGGAAGTCAAAGAAAATACCATTATGTGTAACTACTTCTGTTGCATTGTTGATATAAGTCTGTAGATTCTCAGGTGTCTTAAAAGTAAACCATTCATCTGTATCAATATTCCTAGTAACAACAACCCAAATCTTGTTGTGTGCTAGGTTAGTTTCAATGTCAAGGACTATTCTCATTCGATGATTGTAACCAAATCTGTCAAACTAATCAAGTACATTCTAGAAGTGTTATCATCGCCACCACGAATCATCTTTGGCATATTCTTAGAAATATAGGAGCGTAGTTTGTACACTGGAAACACTAGAGTCATAACAATGTCATTACCAACAGCAAGGTTATGGAACCAGTAGTCTGCTTCAGTAGAAGCAATACCACTAGGACGACCACGACTCTCAAACTCAACAACGATGTTGCCTGTCTTACTCCACTTATCTCGCTCAGTCTTAACTTCTATCTTACTATTTTGAAACATATCAGCAATCTTTTGTTCAAAAATTTGTCCGTAAGATAGGTCAATATCGAATCGTTTGTCGGTGTTTAGTTTCATTTTATATTCATCCATAAACCAACCTGTGCTGCAGCATACCCAATCCAAATCAACGCATTAGGAATACTGCCTTTAGTTAATTGTAAGACACCAACTACAAGGTATCCTACCCCAGTAGCACCAACAATCCAATGCTCAATCATTTTCTTCTACATTGTCAATGCGTTTAATCTCGTGGTCAATTAAGTTCTTTGCTGCTTGAAGAGTTAAACTTAATCGTTTCATATCTTCTAAATAACATTGAGAAATTACTCCATCAGGAACACGATAAGCCTCTAAAGACTGTCTAACGATTTCTTTTAGTGTTGTTGCAAAAGATATAGGCTCATCCGAATCGCCAAACCAAAAACCATAATCAATCGCACCATTCTCAGCAAGCCAAGCAAAGCCGTCTAATTTAATATTCTTCTTACTCATATCTTCTTTCCATTTCCAATGATTATTCCAATTATAAAGGTGAAGCGGTGGACATTTCCAAGACACTATTTATTTCTCCAGTACCTATCTTTAGGGTTAGCCAACATAGATTTTAACAATTCATCAATCGACCTAAACCACTGAGTCACTTTCATGCCATCATGCTGCATGATTGTAAAACTCACTTACCCTCCGCAATAAACTTATCAACGGCAACATCAATCTCGTTACCAATCATCCATCGCCATTCACTCATATCGCCATTACAGGCAATAACAGATGGAGCTACCAGTTTAGTATCGACATCCCAAGACGCACTGCGTAGCCAGCGATAACGCTCTGCATCAGCATAGATTTCAGTGTTGTCCTGAATACGACCAAAGACATCCTTGTTCAATGTACGCAATCGGTCTATCTCTAAACACAATGCGTTGATGTAGTTGCGAGTAACTGAATACTCATCATGCTTTGCGTAGTCTCTTGCTGCTTCTACTAAGTCTTTCATAATGTGTCCCTTATCTCTAACATTCGTCCAGTTTGTCCATTATACAGCAATGCTCCACAATTACCAGTGTAGCCACTAAAGCGGTTCTTTAGCACCCGTACTGAGGTAGTGTTACGCTCAATCATATCCATCGCTTGTCCGTTACGCTCTAATCCTATCACGATGTCAGACAACTGTGCAATAGCACCTGAGCCTCGCAACTGTGCTAAGGATGTCGCAGCCCCTTCCTCATGTCCCTTGCTATCAGGTCGTTTAAGATGACTAACACAAATCAAAGCAATGCCTGTTTCCTGTACCAACATTCGTAACTTAGTCATAATGGAATCGAGTGCTTTACGCTCATCTCCAACATCACCACCACTGACAATAATGCTAAGATGGTCAAGAAAGACATAGCCACAATTAAGCCCTTTAGCCATATATCGCACTCTATTAACAATATTCTCCAAGCTAGTGCTGCCGAAATGGTCAAACAGATAAATGCGGTCACTTCCGAGTGTTCTATCAAAAGCATTTTTTAGCTCCTCTGGTGATACATCAACATCAGGTAAATGAATTGGTTTGTTTACTGCCAAAGACATGAGGGAACGAGCAGTTTTGCGGACTCCCTCTTCAAGAAACATAAGTCCGATTTTGTCAGTTGTCTTGTTAAGTATGTGCCATACAATCTCTCGCAGAAATTGCGATTTGCCAAGTCCACTTCCTGCAGTGACCATGACAAGTTCCCCTTTGCGTATGCCGTATGTGAGTTTATTGAGTCCCTCGTAAGGGTAGTCGCAATCAGCCTTCTCAATAGGAGCTGATACCAATTCCCACAAGGTATTACCCTGAATAATTCCATCAGGGATATAAGACTCAGCACTCCACCAAGAATCAATAAATTCTTTACCAGCGTCATTCTCAAGATAATCACACGCATCTTTGTATCCTTTCTTGTGCTTCATTACTTTCACTTTGCCACCAAACAACTCCGCAACCGATTGTGCTGCTTTAATTCCCGGCTCATCAGCATCAAAGCAAAGAACAATATTCTCGAATGAATCAATCCATTCATATTGCATCTTGCAATCCTTTAGAGCTGCTTGTGCGCCACTTCTAACACTCACACAAGGATACTTACTACCTTGCATCTGATACGCTGCTAGTGCGTCTAATTCACCCTCGCAGATAGTCAAATAGCGACCAGCTTTAGGGAATAGATTTTGACCAAATAAAGTAGCATCTTTGAAGTCCCCAGCAATACTAAAATCTTTGGTTTCCACAATGCGAGTCTTAACTGCCGTCATTGTTCCGTCAGCATCATAGTAGGGATAGTAGTGTTTACCATCCTTTTGCCTTACTCCGTAGGCTATGCAAGTAGCCGAAGTAATACCACGATTAACGATAGAAGTAGAAGAGCTATTGTCATAAAATTGTATGTCCTTATTCATTGGTTTATTTGGTACTTTCGTTGTTGTTGTGCCATCCCCTTCGACACGAGTAAAGCAAGCAAAACAGTATTGATGACCATCGTCATATAGACTATTCGCATCACTACTTCCGCAGCTTTCGCAAGGGATGTGTTTAAGATACTTAGAATCCGTCATATTCAAATCCATCTTTGATATTGACTTCCATCTCAATCAAATCATCCTCACTAATCTTAGCTGGGTCTAAGTTCTCCGCCATGATGTAGCAATCCTCTTCTGTGTCGCCATAACAGGTGACATAGTAGGTCTTAGTCACTACGAATGTTGCAGTTAATCCTCTTGGTTCTTTTCTCATTATTTCACCTCAATTATCCCTTGTTTTACCCTGTAAGGATACCTAGACTCAACCCAAAAGCATCTAAATACCCCGTCTTTTACACTCAACCATCCATACCATTCGCTATTATTGGTAGTGTAATTGCCGCATACCTCATGCTCTAGCTCTAACATAGCGATAGAATACCCCATAAACGCACTAAAACACGCTACAAGACCATATCTCCACATAGACATACCTACCCCCTATACTATAGGGACTAAGCGGTCTATCGCTTGATTTAAGCGGTTCCTGAAGTCTTCCATAACCACTTCATACCCGTACTGTCCGCACAATGCCACCATCTCTTCTAAAATGAAGTGCTTGTGCATCTCTTCTTGAGCATATTGCAACTCTAAACCCGTCATTTCATCAAATTCGTACATAATTACCCCCTATAAAAGACACACTCTAAACCTAAAGACAGAATTGTCAATAGATAGACAAAAATAAAAGACTTGACACAATTTCAAAAATTCATTACAATGCCTTAACAACATAGACTATCGTTGATTGTTGTTTAATGTTAAAAACTATTAAAACCTATGCACAGTAACAACATAGTCTATATAGACCTATACTAGCGCCTTCCGACTGCACACTTTCTTACAAATTTCAGTTAAAAACACAATTAAATCATCTGGTGTGTATTCCCTTTGATATTGAGTGCAGCGTTTAGTGCCTTTAACATTCCCACAAATAGACCTATCAGTAGAATTTAAATTCTTAGGTGGCATAGGTGGTAAATCTTCAATCTTGATACCACAAATATAGAGTTTAGTCATCTTGTGAGCAACATGACCAAAATCAAATTGGTCTACAAGTATAGTAAACCCTCCAAATTCATCATAACCTTTACCAACTTCTGGGCATCCCGCCTCTTTAAAAAATCGACTACCTTTAGGATGCTCTAATGCTCCGCCATTAGTTCTAACCTTATCTAGTGCGAACCATGCCAAATCTTTTTCGTCTGGTCTAGGGTTTGCCATATGACTAAGCATACCCCAAGCCCTACAAGGTGGATGAGCAATAACGGGATAATTCCCTATAAAATTCCTAGCATCTCTATCAATGTCATAAACATCATACAATTCAGGAAAATCCTTATATCGACTGTCATTCCTTGCGAATAATGCAGCAATCATAATTTACCTTTCCTCCCAGTATTCATCGACATCATCATTGTCGTAATCTTCGATATAATCCCCGTCATCATCTAATAATTCCCCACTACCTGTATCATTCTCACTAATCAGGTCATGACGCACCTGTATAGGTATATAAGCATCAACTGATTTTAGACAAGTGCTGCACATCTCTAGGAATTGCCTAGTAATCCCATGTCTAACAGTAGATTCATAGTCATTTAATGCTGTATTGCAACAAATACATCTCATTTTTATCCCCTTAATAAATAGTATTTAAAACAAAATCATGTAGTGTAAATGGGTAATCATCAGTCAATTCAATCAACTCATCGTCTGATAGCTCTCTACCATCTAAGAATTTTCCCTTACTAAAATAAGCATCGCAATAGTCTGGATGGTCTGAATGGTCAATACCATCCACCTCTAAACTAGATAAATCAATTGTTTTAAGACAAATCAT